TCTCATGTCAGACTTGTAGAAGTCATAAGAACCTCTTCTGAAACCAGAGAAACCTAAGTTTAATGCCATATCTTCTGAGTTGTCAAATACTCCGTAAGAAGTACCTCCAGCTCCGTAAGAATTCATAGAAGCTAACATGTCATCCATTGCTAACGAAGTAGCTCTATTCACAAACATCATGTTTTCTTCAATAGCACCTTGCTTGTCAAACTCAGCTAAGATAGCGTCAAATTCAGCTAAATCAGTAGCAGCATTCACACCAGTAACACCGGTAGTAATATTACCTCTTGATTCGATAGCAGCGAATAAACCTTCAGTACCAGCAGCATCAGTAGCAGCAGGAGCGATAAACGCAGCAACATCATCAGTTGCTTGAGCAGCAAGCTCACCTTCTAACATAGCCATCTCAACGTAATCATTAAAACGAGCTCTTGTGTCAGCTTCAGCTTTTAAGTACCATAAGTAACCAGCCTGTCCATCTTCAGCAGCTACCTCAACCCAACCAATTCTAGCTGTATCAGAACCTGATACTTCGTAGTAATCTTTCATTATAATTGGTTTGTTAGTGTAAGATTTGAACTGTGGCTCATTAGCAGAGTGAGAAGAACTACCGTTGTAGTTGTCTCCTTTTCCATATTCAGAACCATAAACTAATAATGTTCCAGTAGTAGTATCAACACCAAGAGTAGCACAGTTAGCAGCTCCGTAAGGCTCAACGCTAAGCGCATCACCATTAACGTGAACAACTAAAGCTTTTAACACAGCGTTAGCTGTAGCTAAAATAACAGTGTCATTAACTCTCACACCATGAGAACTTGCTGTATAAGTAGCATTAGTATCAATGTGATCGTTAATAGTAATTAAACCACCATTTGTTGCACTACCACCAGCTTGAGTAGTAAGTGTCATTGTGTAAGATAAGTGTAATCTACCTTGCTCAGACCAAACAACTTGATCAGCAGTCATAGATTCTTCAGCTCCAACTTGAGATAAGAAACCTGATATAGTTCTCGGTCCGAAAACCTCAGCTTCTTTTTCCATTAGATCTGGTAAGTATTGTTGCGCCCAGCCTTGTCCAGCTGTCGCAGTAAAGTCAAAGTAATTTGTTGCTAGCGTCTGCTGTCTATGAGCAGGAGTACTATTTAACAAACCACCAGGATTTGAAATTGCCATAATTTTTAAATTTTAATTTGTTATTTATTTTTGTTTTTAATTTTAAACTTAAAATCAGGTTCATTATTATTTAAAGCTCTAACCCTTAATCCACTAGTGTTTGTGTTCTCACTATAAGCTTGCCTAGGATCCATATTTACATTTTTAGATTTAGCGATACTTTCTTTTAAAGCATCTGCTTTACCTTGTTCGTAAAAATGATTGGCAACCTGATCTGGGTTCATTGCAGTAAAAAGTCCCTTGTGATAACCCGCAGCATCTTTCATCGTACTTTCTTTAGTCAAAAACTTTTTGATAAAGTTGTTAATGTCGCTTTGAGTTTCCTTAACCTTAGCACCGTCTTTCACGTTAAACCTAAACTTTTTCTCTCCAATGTTATATTCAAAACCTTTGAACTTATCATCGAATAGATTGTTGGTTTTACTTTCAAACGCGTCTTTTTGTCGGTTGTATATCTCACGGTTTTTCTCTGATTCCTCGTTTTGCTTGTTGAAGTATTCAATTGCTTCTTGTTGCTCTTTCGTAAGCTTTGATCCGCTTTTGATATCTTCGTAGTATTTGGATTTTACACTTTCCAAGTGTAGCCTTGCTTGAGCAACTTGCTCTTTCATAGCTAATTTTTTTCTTTTTATATCTCTATCCTCATCCATATCTTCATCGTAAGAGAAAGTGTCATCCATAACAAATTCAATTTCCTCTTGTGATAAGTGTGGTTTAGTAGATTTATAGTATTCCGTTAATAAAGTATGATTGTCTAGTTTTGAAAAATCTTGGTTAAGAGTAACGTAGTCAGTTAAATCACCACCAGTTTCTTCCATAAAGAACATTAACTTTTGAATGTCCTCTGGTAACGCTTGGCCAGTTTGTTCTGATTGCGCAATAGCTTGTTCTACCACTTCAGTTACTTCTTCTACTTCTTCTTGAACTTCATTTGTAATCTCTTCAACAACCGGTGTTTCTGTAGTTTCTTCTACAGGTTTTTCAACAACCTCTTCCACAACCTCTTCAACAACCGCTGTTGGTTCCTCTGTTTTTTCAACAGGCTCTTCAACCTTAGTTTCTTCAACTGGTTTACTTAAGTCAACTTTCGTAATAGTTTCTTCAATAGTCTCAGCTGGTTTTTTCATCTTTGCTTTAACCTTTGTAACGTTTCCTTTTGTTTCGTTACCATCTGGTTGTTTCGCTTCTTTCGCCTTTACTTTAATTTTGCCAGTCTCGCTATCAGCGATTGGCTCTTCTTTTTTTGCCATAATATAATATAATAATAGTTAATAAATTTATCTAGGACCAAACTGTGACATATCAATACCTCCTAATACATCGTTGCCTGAAGATTCAAAATCCTTAGGTCCTGTGCTTCCTTTTCTTTGCTCAATCATTTCTGATTGTTGTGTCGCCTGAATCTTTGTTCTGTTATCCTTACGATCTTCTTTTTCTTTTTCACCTTGAGACCTTTGGTTACTCTCAGCGCCTTTTAATTGCATGTTGTATTGGAACTCTTGCTCCATCAACTGTCTTTTTATTTGTGCTTCTTGGTTTAGCTTTTCAATATCAAACCTGGATTTTGCTTCTTCTATAGATATAGCTGTTTGAGCCACTTGTTGTTGTTTTTGCATTTCAAGTTCAGCAGATGCTTGCTGTTGCTGTATGTTAGCTTGAGCCTGGGCTTGCATGTTTTCTTGCTGCATTCTTTGATCTCTTTCTATTTTCTTCTTTCTACGTATCTTAAGAAGTTGATTAGCTAGTTTAATATTCTTTATTTCTCTAAGATCTATAGCGTCTTCTAGTTCTATGTTTTGTTGACCTAATGCTACTTGAATGTTATTTTCTAACATAGCTTTCTCCTCCTCATCAGGTGTTAACTCTATAAATATACCAAAATCATATAAGTGTAAATCAGACATCTCAGTTAAAGTCGCAACATTGTGAGCCCCTATAGCTTGTATGAAAGCATCTTTGGTTGGAGAGTACTCTATAATATCAGATATTCTAAGTGATAAACACTCTGCGGTTTCAGCTGTTAAATATAATCCAGCTTGTAGTATATGTCTAGTTGCTGTGTTTGAATTTGCAGCCGCCATTTTCTGAACTCCCACTAATGATTTTGGATCTGGATTAGCAGCGTCTCTAGCCTCGTTTAACCCAGTCACATCCCTAATCATCTGTAGGTAATAGTTATAGTTACCTATAAGCGCTTGCATTTTACTACCGCCAGCACCGCTTGTGATCTCTTGTATTGGTATTTTAGCAGCATTCATATCTCCGTCAGAAGTGTATGACCTACCAATAACACTACCTGTTTGAAAAAACATATTTAAAGCTTCTTGAGGATTATAGTTAGTTCCATTACCCAAATCAATTTCAGCTAAGCCATCAGCGTCCAAGTAAACACCATCAGGTGTCATTCTCGACATCACTTGCTGCAACTTTAAATGTGTTAACTGAATCATATCAGCAAAACCAGTAATTCTTTTTACTAAAGAATCAATACGACCTTCGTACATTCTAGGAGCAACGATAGAATAATTCATTTTAACTTTAGTGAAATCACTTTTAGGACGCATCATGTTTTTTGCCATCTCCCACTTTAAAAGCTTTTTAGTACCTAACACCAAAGCACCCTCATATAAAGTCTCCATTTTTCTAGACTCTTTACTAAAGTTTTCGTTTTCTTGTGGTGCAAACGTATCATCTTTTTCAATAGCTTTCTCAGCTCCAGAGGCGCTTTCTTTTAACTTGTAAACCTCATTCATGTAAGTTTTGTAATTAAAATAAAGTACATCTATTTTGTTTTTGTCAACCTCACCTTCTCTATACCGCTTGTTATTTCTTTTGCTAATACCACTTGATTTTTGTATCTCTTCTAAATCTTCAGTAGTAAGGTGTGGAAACTGCTTTATAAGCTCGTTTATTGGAATTGTTTTAATTTCACCAACATAATAAATGTCTTCAAAATATGGCGAGTCTGTATGAGAGTAAACCAATTTTGCGGGATCAACATAATCAATAGTCACACCCTCAGAAGTATTAAAAGAGGTTTTTACTGCGCCTATACCTAAAACGGTAAGATCACGATAAAACCTCTTCTTTGTTAATTCATATTTATTTCCCTCAAACAAAACATTTAAAGCTTGTTCTTCAGCTATCTCTACAGCTTGCTTATAATTAAGTTGCATGTGTAGGTCTAATTCTTCTTGTGAATCTGGTAGTAACGTTGGGTTACTTTTAAATAGATCCATTCCGAATTCTTCTTTGACAAAAGTCTTTATTTCTCTCGACCTCATGTCTTCCATTATCGCATCCATGTACTTAGTTCTTTTACTAACTCCAAATGGATCTTGGGAATATGCTTTTATATCATAAGTTCTTTCTGCTATACCATTAACCACTATATCAACAAACTTAGAAATAATTGGCACTGGTTTCCAGTCTAAATTTAAATAGGACAAATCACCGTTTATAGATAACTCATCTTTATACTTTTGTATAGACTGCTCTCCCCTAGCATATAATCTAAGATTGTGAAAATTATTTTTACCGTTAGTATATCTGCTTTGATTATTTGTTTCATCAAACCACTCCCCTTCTATAGCTTGAGCAACCTTAAGCCCATACTCATAGCTTATCTTCTCTGCATCGCTAACTACTTGACTTGGAAAATTCCTCATATTATTCTTTAATTATTTTAGACATACCACCTGAATTTGAATACTTAGACATGTGTATATTTAATTTTGGTTTTTCTATCTTCGCATTTGGCGCGTACAGATGTCTGTTATTAGCCATAATAGCTAAGCCAGAACTTATTGACGCATCGTGCTTTGTTCTTTTGTTTATATCAAATCTACTCCAATCGTTTAGTAGCTCATTGAAATACAAGTCTCCAAACGTTCCATCTTGCTTCATTCCAACGTGATCTTGTATATACATTTCAATTGCAGCGGCGTGAGCTTGTTTAATATCTTCTGAAGAGTTAGGTATACCACCTACTTCTTTTTCTGCTACAGATAATTTGTTCCATATCTTATCTGGTCTATTCATACTAAACCCTCTGTATCCTCTACGCCTCAGGTAGTACAAGAGACGAGGTTTATTGTTCTCCGCGAGTATAGGCATCCCGTAAAATACTAATGCCATTAGAACGTCCTCAAAGAACATCTCAGCTGTTGGCGGTCTTGATAAGTATTCTAAAAAGAAACTATTAGCTGGGGCGTCTTCCATACTAAACCTAGTTAAACCGTGTAAAGCCCCTTTGGATCCTTGCCCATCTACCGTACCTGATATATCGTAACTATCACAACCAAAAGCACCCATGTGTTCATTACCTGGATATTTGATACCGTTTTTAAGTATCACTTTGTTTTGTATTCCAGAAGGCGGAACCCAACTAACTTTGAATCTTCCTTTTGGATCTGGGTAAAATATTACCTGAGAATCTTTTATTCCATTCACCCATTGAAAATTACCTGTTGTAACTCCTAGCGTTCTAGATAACTCTTCGTTGTAGTCTATTTGCTCGTATATCTTAACTAAGTTAAATATACTTCCTTTTGCCTCATCTCTAAACGCGTGCTCTGTAGTTCTTGGGAATTGACGGTAAAATTCATTTAAACCGTCGTGATCATCTTTTAGACCGTCTACTTCGTTCTGCCAGTTATCTATTACACCTACGTCTATTAATTCACCGTCTGGTGCGAGTCTATCGATATCAGGAGTAGTAAAGACTGGAACTCCATACTCGTCAATAAATCCTTCGTAGTTCCATTCCATTGGGATAAAAAGAGAGTATAGGCCAGACTTTGTCTGACCATTTCTATTTCGTTTCGTGACATCTGAGGCATTGTATAGTTTTTTAAAATTCTCTCCACCTTTATCTAAAGCGTTTGAAGTTGAGCCCATCATACATTTACCAATAATTCTACTACCTAATCGTAAACATGTTTTTGTAACTCTCCAGTTATTTAAAATATTATCGGGTCTTTCCCATTTACCTGACTCATCGTGTACTAACAGGTTTAGTTTTTCACCATCATAACTATTATCTCCAGTGTTTTTCCAGTCAATCGTCGTGTCTAATCCCTGTATGTCTTCCAGCTTTTCATTAGCTGTAATCTTTTTTCTTGTAAACTTACTAGCAGGTACACGATAAGCAAGTTCGGATTTAGGGCGATCCATACCATCTTGTACAGGTTTAAAAAAGAAA